GGGCGGGGGGTCATTTAGGCGACTCCCCCTCCCCCCATCAAGGCTCAAGAAAACAAATTAATCATCAATTTCAAACGTTTGATAGAAGTTCGTTCCATCAAGTTCGAGAATTCGATCAATTGTTTTCTCAATTTCTTCAACTTCAAGATTTTCAGTCAAAGAATCTGTCGATGTGCACAGCCTAGCCACCAGCCCACAGGTGTGGTACCCATGGGTGGTGTCGTAAGCAAACCATTCGTCCCAAGAGGTTCTTGGATCGTAAGGATTGTCTACTGTGCTTAGCATCCTAGCCATGATAGACCTCCTATGTAGAGGCCCTGTGAGTAGTGGTATACCATGGTGTGGGCTACCCTACCTCTAGAGCACGGTGTACTGATGATGTTGAGATTCCCAAAGCTTCAGCAATTTCAGAAGCAGTCTTGCCCCTGCTACTCATAGCCTTAGCTCTGGACACCATGCTGGACGATAGCTTAGGCTGAGCCCTTGGTGTGGCCAGCTCTCTCACTACTGATTCATCAGCCAATTCAAGAACCTTGTTCAAGGCAGCCTGTGAGATTGCACCTTCTTGGATTGCTCTCCACTCTTGAGGTGTGATCATAAAAGGCTTCTTGCCAGCCCCCGTTCTTGAACGGGCCTCGGCTAAAGCCTGGCGGCGTGCCTTAGAAAGGCGCTCTTTATCCTTGGCTAACGTTGGATCAGCTTGCTTCTGAGCCCTAACAACGGCGTCTGCCAGGACCTGAGCCTGGCGTTCTCGGGGTTTATTCCGGAGGGCCTCGTTAACTTTTGACTTGAGGGACTTAACCTCAGGGGCATAAGTCTTGGAGGCCTGGGGGTTTTTCCGGACAGAGGGGATTGCTAGTGTAGCCTTCCTTGCTTCATTGGCCATGGCCTTAAGCTCATTGGAATGATTGGCATACACCGTCTCGATTGTACTGCCGTCCTTAGAAACCAGGGAGAATGCATCATGAGTCTCGGCTAGCTTCTTGGATTTAACAATACTCTTCTCTGTCTTCCAACCTTTAATAGTCTCCCCGTCTTCATCGAAGATGGGTTTCTTATAGGTCTTCCCCGTTTCTTCCCAAACCTTACGGCCTGTCTTCTTATCGATAGGCCCACCCTTTGAAGCGGACCGGGCTTTTCGATCAGGAAGGTAGGCAGTAGAACCAGCACGGGAAATCAGAGTGGATGCCCCACCATTTGATTTACCCTGGTACTTCTTCTTAAGGGCTGGGATTCCGTTATCAAGCTCCGACTGCTTGTAATTCAGATGGTGTTTTTGCGCATCGATTACAACCATGGAGTGCCGAACTGCCCGGGCAATCTCAGACTGAGTGGCGCCTTTGATGGTCATGTCGGTAATCAGATTTGATACCTCACCCATCTTAAGCTGCTTGTTCTTGTCTGACATCTTGGGCATTCCTTCATACCCAGGGTATGTAGCTTTAGGATCAAAGTCCTTTAGCCCTTTAAGAGCTGGGGAGGTCTTGACCTTACCGCTATTGTTCGGGATACAAAGGACCGAGTCACCATCGAAGTCTGCACCAGATAGACGTTCTGCAACCTTTGGGTGGATTCCGATTGCGTCTTTAACCTTAGTCCCTATTGCTTTTCTGGCATGGGGGTTTTTATTGTTGACGGTCAATTCCGGAATCTCGAAGCGTCCACCATGAGGATGGCGAACCAGGACAACCTTCTCCCCATGTTTGAAGTTGGGGGCGTAAACCTCCGTGGTCTTCATCTTGGGTACAGGGAGAATGACTTGGCTTGCCTGCCTTGGAAGAGATGCAGCCTTAAGATCCACAGCGTCAGAGTCTACTGAGTCTGCGAAAGACTGCAGTAGTTTCTTCTTGACAGAGGGATTCGTAAGAGCCATGATCTCTTCGAACTCGGCACGGCGCTTATCACGAACTTTCTGCAGCTGCTGCTTGGCAAGAGAGACTGGCTGCTTTGAAAGGAACTGGGAACTCAAGGTCTTGGACCAATCTCCCCAGGTTCCTTCGTCGTTGACGATGTTCATTGCAGACAGCTTCTTCTTACCGTTCTTGTCGGTGTAGTGGAGCTGTTTGCGAATGACGGAACCGAATGGGTTTGCAGGATCCCCAGTCTGCTTCTTGAGGGCGTCCAACTTATTACCAGTGGGCTTCTTGTTGGTGTTGAACTGGAGGTCATACCCCTTAGGGATGTCATCCGAGTACATCGCCATACCCTTGAGGTAGTGCGTACCATCGACAGAGATGCGAACCTGGGCATAGTTGGAAGCGCCGAGGGATAGGTCTTTAACTCCTCGTCTGACCTCGATCACGCCGTCCATATCGGCACCACCCTCAGTTCCATAGCGAACCTTGACCCGCTTGCTTGAAACAGCGGTGGGCTTCTCGATGCCGTAGACGGTACGACCCCCGTCCTCAATGTTGACACCGGGGGCTTTAATCTCGCCCCGCTTAGCTAGAACCGTCTTGTAGTCCATTCCCGGAGGAACCAGGACCTTCATCTCGGTCTGCTTGCCGGTTGTCTGCTGAGTGACCTTCACCTTGTGAACGTGGTAGCCCTCAGCCTCGAGCATGGCGGTGGCGGTCTTCATCTTGGTGCTTGTGACACCCATATTGACCTCAACACCGAGCCCGACGTCCACCAGACCGTCCTTGCCAACCTCTTTCTTGAGCTGTTTGGCCAGAGCTTCGGTACTCCCCGCCCTTTCTTTGAGGGTGGGGTCTAAAAGAGCTCGGACGGAGGACTCGTTGATGCCCATTCGACGGCCAATAGCCGTGTTGGACATCCCCTTCTCCTTCAACCGGGCCACCATTGCAACGTCAGCCTTACGCTTCTCGTTCTTAGCAATGGATTTCTGGGCTCGAAGCTGGGTGGTGGTCATTCCAAGGCCCTTGGCGATCTCAGTCTCACTGAGTCCCTTGGCCTTGAGGTCCTTGATAGTCGACAGAAGGTCGCCTGAATGCTGATGGGGGTCTTTTCCAGAGCCCCAGGGATAACGGCCGCTCTTGCGCTTTACGCCGTAGTGGGCCAAATCCGTCATATTAGGCTTCCTCCTCCTTAATCTTCTCGATTATCTTGTCGAAGCTGATGATTGTGCCCATAATGGGGGAGATTTCATCACCCTCGGGGTTTGCGATCAGAATATCGTCGTTCTGGTAGATCCGGAGCTCGTAATTGATCTCACCGGGCCGCACATCGTACTCAAGACAGAAGAGGGCAGCGTAGATCATAAGCTGATCGATCTTGGCGGGGGTGACTCCGGTCTTCAGATCGTGGATGCGAAGTAGACCCTTGTCAAAGGAGATAGCGTCAGCAGTGCCAAAGCAGTTGACCGAGTAAAACAGGACTTGCTCCGGCTCCATCCGAAACCCAATAGCATCGTTAACATAGTTGTTGAATGTCACCTTGTTCCGGGGCATGCGCATCTTCAGACGAATGTGCTCTGCAGCGAGCTCGTGAAGACGGGTGCCTTTTGCTGCGGCCTGGGATGTCCGGAAGGACTCGATCAACTTCTCGGGTGAGTAGTTTAGCCAGTGATACTTACTGGCGGAAAGAAAAGCATGTGCGCCACTAAGCGCAGAGTGATCGTTGAAGTTCATCTAGAATCTCGCTCTCATTCTCAGGGTAGATGAATGCTGCATACGACATTGCGTGCATGGTTCGAACGTAATGTGCTTGGTTCGGACGGACTGAGGCATACTCGCCTCTCTTGACTTCAAGGGCAGCCCACTTATCCTTGTGGAGGATAATGAGATCGGGTATGCCTTGAATGTAGTTGGGGTCGTTCTTGAGAACGATGCACCCTGGCAGCATCTTACCCAGCTTCTTAATCAGCTGGGCTTGAAACTGAGACTCACGCATGGTTGTGCTCCTCTGGGTAAGCCTATAAGAAGGGATAAGCTTTATTTATTCCTTCTATTCATTATATGCCGAGTTCGCGACATGGGGCAGGGACACTAGTAGAGACCCCCGTGCTTTGATATGGGTGGGGTTTTGTTACAGATGTGACTAATGTGAAAATTCGATCGATGAGCATCATCAAACATCATCAAATATACTCAAGCAGGGGCGGGACCATTTTTTTGTGAAAAAACCTATACTATATATATATTAAAAAATCATCATCATCAATTAAGTATATTATTTCACAAAAACTGGTCCACCCCCACTTTTCGTTGCAATTCCAAGGAAAAGTCGGGGTCGCCAAAAACCCCCTGGACCACTTTTCTGGTCCACGGCCGTTTTTGAGTCACATTCGTCACATCTGTAACATCAAAAAGTGGTCCAGGGGGCTAAAAACTGGTCCAGTGGACCACCTACTTCAAGGCAAATGCCCGTTCATTGAAGACTTTTTTCGCCCTCAGCGAACGTTTCACAGCCTCATCGATCGAAGAATCACTCTCAAGGAAGTAGTATTTCAACTCCCTGTAAGGCGTATTCAGTCGGTCGATCCGTCCTTCACATTGCTCGGTGACTCGCCAGGAATAGTTGTAGGACCAGAAGAGAACCGTATCGGTACTAGTACAGTTCCATCCCTCTGCTGCCGAGGTGTACTGACAGATATAGATCCATCGGTCTCCTCCTGGTAAAGCATCGTGCCTATGTCCATTCCATTGCGCCGTAGGCAGTCCAAGCCGAGCTGCAACTGCAAGTATTCGCTCGAGTTCATAGTCGTAATTGTAGAATACGATAACTCTCTCATGGCTTGCGAGAAAGCGGAGGGCTTTGTCTGAACGCCAGTCATTGTCGCTCACTACCTTTCTGAGTGTTCTGCAGACCCCACCTGCATCTCTAAGGGGTTCGTTCGTCCAAGGATCCATACGAGTCTTGACCACCCGTTTGTAGAGCTCTCTGTCGTACTCACATGGGATACGATGCCTCACACGAGTCGTATGACGCTCCACAGCCATCTCCACGAGGATACTCCGGCGCAATCGCTGCAGCTTAGCCTCCCCCACGTATTTCTTGACCTTGGGGTATTTTGCGAATCTGTCAAATATGACGTGGTCATCCATGAACTCAGTCCGAGTCCTGTAGAATCCGTGCGCCATGAATACCGGGAGGTAGTCCAACCAGACATCTCCGGGGGTTGCTGAGAGCATGATCCAGGTGTTCTTCTTCGTTATCTTGAGGAACTCCTTGACCCAGCGCCCACTGCCAGAGGCCCGCTGCTCGTCAAAAAAGAATACCGCGTGTTCCCGGTCCGAGTACTTCCAGATGTTGTTCCACGAGTCCACGACAATCCGTGAACCAGTGAAAGAACACTCAGGATCTGTACTCAGACCGAGACGCGCAGCTTCTTCCTCCCACTCAAGGGAGTCCCGCTTCTTAGCGGTTGTGATGACGTACAGCGTAGGGGAGCCCTTGACTCGTTTCTTAGCCAAGGACCCCCCTTTCTTGAACGAGGCGGCGTTACAAACCGACGTGAGATACCACGCCAGGCTTGTCAGGGTCTTCCCCGAGCCAACGCCACCAGCCAAGATGCTGCCGTTTCGCAGTTGACGCACCGCCTGAATCTGCTCAGGGCGATACTCAACCGTCATTCTATCCGAGTTCCTCCTCCACCTCCGCAAATATGCGGTCCATGGCGTCGTTGTACTCTGCCCACTGCTTCTGTCGATACTCCCGGATGGAAATACACTCGAGGTTATCAGGGGCGATGTTCTCCCAATCGCCATCCTTCGGGACGACGTAGTGCTTGTATGGGATCGCTCCGAAGAACGTATACCATACTACGTGGTGCGCCCTACAAGAGGAGCTCTGGCCATCACAGAACAGATTCACACGAGGAGTTCCACGATGGTCGTATGTGAGCTTCTTGATCTGCTGAGTCCCGCCATGACGAATACGGCCCTGAGTCGAGACCTGGTATCCTTCATAAGCGGCGGGGGCATCAAACCACGCCTCGCTCACACGTGCATCCTCTTGACGTGGTCCAGAAGATACTCAGTAGCAATCTTCCCTTCTCGAACCCGAAGACGGGTGTTCTTCGTCGAGTAGAAATGCTCGAGTTCGCCGTCATAAGCGAATACCAGGTGGAGAAGACCAGACGAGATCTCAGAGACTCGCTTCAGCTCCTTCTCGACCCCAGCGACAATAACCTTCTTAACTCCCTCAGCACGTAGCTGCTCCTTGACATCGGTGAAGTCAGTATACAGCGCCTCGACAGGGTCAACAAGCCAGGAGTTGGAGTTCTTCTGGTAGATGAACTTCTGGTTCGGGGCGATCTCTACCTTTCGGACGGTGTTGAATGCCCGCCGCATGAGGTAGAGGCTGTAGTTACCAGGCTTCGCAAGATTGGTCCTCATACCCAGAACAGTGTAGAAGTTCTCATCGTACAAGACCGCCGTCTCATTAAGGTGATCGAAGGTGTTCTTGATATAGAAGTCCTGGAAGTCAATAGGGGCGAGTTCTGTCTTAGACACGTCATCCTCTTTCTCTTCGAGCTTGACTGTGGTCCACTGGGTGTTGGGTCGATACTGAACAAATTCCCACTCCTCAATATCCTCGACCCAGACGTCGTCTTTACCAAGCGGTGCGAGAAACAGTACAGAGCAATCGAATCGATCATTTGGGTTCAATCGGTAGTCAATGACATCGATGGTACCTCGCACGGGAAAATGCACAGGCATACGGTTCCCACACTTACGAGTATCCGTAATATGAGCCAGAAACTTGAACCCCGAGACAACCCGGGGCTTCTTGTAGAATCCTTCAGTATTCAGCTCCATGTCAGTCCCACTTCATCTGGTAAGAAACAGTCTTGGCATACTTGATGATCCACTTTGGCTTACCGGAAAGTCGAGTGTGATCCCGCGTGATGATCGTATCCTCGTCAAGTCGAATCATGATTCTCTCGGTAGGCTTGGAGCCGATAGCGAGATATAACGCGTCCTCACCAGTGATCTTGGTGATAGAGTAGACGATGTAATGAATACCGCCCCACTCGATAACATCTGGACGAGTACCGAGCTTCTTCCAGTAACTGTAGTATTCCTTCCACCCAAGCTCAACAAGCTCAGTGTCGAAATAAAGAAACTCGCCATCACTGTAGAACGGGTCCTCGATGTCGAATAGCTTCTTCCGCCCCTTCGAGTTCACAGTCACCATCCGGTGCTTGCCCTTGAACTTGCAGAGGATATCAGTGATGATCAGAGTGTCCTCATGAAACTTCAGCCGAGGGAAGTCCTCCTTGTTTCGAATGTCACTCAGGTCCTGAATATAGGCCTGAAGCTCGTCGATGGGGATGGGGCCCTTGGTGATCTTCCAGTCGCTCACTTGTTTTCCGCCTTTCGCTGTCGCTTGGGAATATCGTACTCGTCGAGAAGGTAGTCCATAAACCTTGCGAACTGCTCAGCGAAATCATCTGCGAGTTCTCGGTTCCGGACCATTGGGATGCTGATAAGGAAGTTGTAGCCATTACCGCTTCCAGCGGAGCTACGAGGCATAACCTTGACATGGGCACGGAGCTCACGTCGCTGGGGGTGCTTGATGAAGGCTAGGACGATATCCTTACCTGAGATCTTAGGTCGATCAGGGTACAGCTCCGTACGAGGGGTCTTTCCCTCAGCCCGATCTTTCGCTCGTGCCATAGCAAGAGCCTTTGCCTCAGCAGCATCAGCCTCCTCCACGGCCTTACGAATGTCATCAGCAGTAACAATCAGTCGGCTCGCCATTGTGTGTCCTTTCTAGTTGGCGAACCCCGGGGCCCTTTTACAGACCCCGGGGCATCAAATCAGAAGCGGCGCATCTCTCGGATAAAGATCCAGATGAGCCAGAATCCTCCCGTCACACAAGTCAGGGTGATGTCGAGAAGGAAGTTGAAGAATCCGTAGCGTCGCATAATTACTCCCAATCCAGGGCTTCGAAGCGCCCGTCCTCAATGGGTTCGAACTCAGCCGTATCCTCACGAATAGGCCAGGCGCACCAGATCTTGTATAGGTCCTCGCCAGTGATCCTCATCAGGCAGCCTCCTCACCATCAGCGTACTTGGCATCGAGCGGGTCCTCGGCAATCGTGACGTACATGGTTCCCAAATATGCCTTCACACCGGTGTTACCATTCGCTTCCCAGACATAGGGGTTGATCGTGAGATCGACGTTCAGGATCTCGACATAGTCCAGCGAGTCGATCGTCTGCTCGTTGAGGAAGACCTTCCGTCGAGTGATATTGGGGATGCAGACCACCTTCGGAGGACGGGCTCGGTAAGAGGCTTCCACCTTGAGATACCAGGTCACAGCATCCGGATCATTCCGAGACTCCCGGGACTTTACGTTCCAGCCGTCTCGCTGAAGGTCATGGACCATCTCTTCAGGGATCTCTACGCAGAAGGTGCGCTTCGTACCACCGGCGAATGGGCCAGCAGCGGAGAAGTCCTTGAAGAAGATACGGGCGTTCTCAATTGTGAGGTTGTTCAGTCGTGCCATTGTGTGCTCCTTAAAATATCAGGCTCGGAGGTCGGGGTGAACGGAGGATGGGCCCATCTCGGCCAGCTTGAGTAATCGGCTGATGAACCGGGTGAGGTTCTTCTTCTGCCGGCACTTGAAGAGGATGGTGCGAATCCCCTCGGCGAAGAGGATGTCGCCGTAGACGATGTCGGGTCGCTTGTAGAAGCTGACCTCAGTTCCATCCTTGAGGTCGAAGCGCATCTGGTCGCTGTATCGACCGACCCACGAGGGCTTGAGTGGGCTTCGCTGGTTTACCCATTCTTCGATGAGTACTCCGTCGAACTCATTCGCCTCCTCAATAACGTTGCCGTTGAGGTCGAATCCATCGACTGCGCTAGGCTTCTTCTTTCCCATGGCGTCTCCTTAGTAGAACTTGATTGCGTTGTTGGGGAACTTGTGGATGGGCCTCTCCGCCAGCTTCATCATAGAGTACATGAAGTCAAGGAACAGCTCGGGGAGTGCGCAAATATGATTCTCCGAGGTCACATAGACAGGCCCGGCTTGCCATTCGATGTATGCCTTCATGACGTCAGTATTCTGATCCCATGAGAATACTACGGTTGGATACTCAGGGTGCTTGGCATTGGCGGCAGTGAAATCCGCGTTAGGGGTGATGGTCCATCGCTCATTTGGCTTCCTCGGGGCCCATACCGGATGCGACAGAGGCTCTCCATTTACGGTGTACTCGAAGTTCTCAGTGAACTTACCGACAATCTTCCTCTGAGGCTGAGTCATACGAGCCACTCATCCTTAAGCTCGAGGTTTGCCGACAGTACCTGCCGCATGAAGTTGCAGGCGATCTGGTACTCCCGGTGGTTGTAGATGTAGATGGGCTTGATCACCTGGTCCCCTTCATTGATGAAGATCCGCATGATCATAACCTTGTGGACGTCATCATACGTCACAAGCACGCTGTTCCCATTCGAGTACTGGTGCTCAATGATGTCGATGGAGTTGCAGATGATCAGAACGTCCTCGTGAACGCTAGACTCTGCGTACTCAATACTTCGGCGGAATGCCTCGAAGCAGTCCTTAAGGCTGAGGAACTCACCTTCGATTGTCAGACGATCCTCATGCGGTACAAGCTTTCCCATTTGTACTCCTTTCTGAGAAAAGCCTATACCCCAGGTCAATGGGGTATAAGCGTGAGATCAGTCTTCGATCTCGATGCGGGTTCGTGCTTCCTTGACGGCGTCAACTGTCTCATCGAAGGTCTTTCCGACCTCGCGCTGGACGATGTTACTAGTAGCAACTCCAAGGCCCAATCCACCGAACCAAAGCAGAATCTTTTGGATTCCGTTTGCGTTCTTGTAGAATGGGCCGAAGAGGCTACTGGCAATCATACCAGCACCAAGGGAAGTGATTCCGGTGATAACGGTCTTTGCAACGGGTAGCATGAGTTTTCCTTTCGAGTAGAGGGGTCTCATTATACCCACAGTTTCCGACGCGACCCCCGGGCCCTTTTTACAGACCCGGGGGCTTTGTCAGATCATGGCTCAGGCGTAGCTATGCCAACCCTGACAGGTGCTCTGAATCCACCACGCGTGCCAACGCATGTCCCAGAACGAGAACTTCCAGACCCAGTGTCCGCATTGCATATCAGACTCCTATCACTGACAGATGGTGTTGAACGGGCAGTAATGGGGGTTGTACCCCATGAATACCCGCTCGTAGTAGTACCAGCGAATACGGTTCCAGAGCATGAGTTTCCTCCTAGTTGTTCGAAATATGATCAGGTCCAGTTGATTCGTCCGCAACCAGCGTCCTGCACCCACATATGGTACCAGAGACCGCCGTACAGGTGTACCCAGCGCCAACGTCCGCACATATCACTTCGCCTCCTTCTCGGTTAGCGTGAGCAGAGAACGACGGGATGTATCGGGCATCATAACGAGCTCCTTAATCCCGGCCTGGCAGAAGAAGAACGCACTCCACTTGAACCAGTTGAAGTGCAGGATCTTCTTCTCTCGAGGGCATGCGATTCGGCAGTACCCCAGCTCATCCTTCAACACCCGAGCATTCCAGTACTTACTAACCCGTCCGTCAGGTGAGTAGACTGTAAGCGTGAAGTGGTCGTGGTTCACTGCGTGGATGATGGGGTCATCCAGAACCGGGTCTCGGTCCTCAATGTCCTTCTCGAAATATGCATTCCAAGCGTTTGCCTTCTCAGCCATCAGTCCCAAGACTCCAATCGTAAGGCTCAAGCTCCAAGGGTGAAGGCCTCGAAATCCCCGTACTCGCTGACCGCAGCCTTCGCAGTGTCAGCAAGACCCTCGAAGTATCCCCAGTCGACCCACTCCTTCCAGTCGTCAGGGTGCGCATTCTTGAACGCTTCGAACTGTACCCACCGATAACCGGTACTGCCTGATGCGGCATGGTAGTTGCCATCTTTCTCGCGGAGAAGGATCCCGCCTCCACGGTTCACGGGGACGAAGGCGCCGGTCTTACCGACGAACTCCATCTCAGGGTTCTCTTCCGAGCCATTGTTGAGGTACAGAGCAGTGGTAACGCTCTTGGTTTCCGCCACGTCCTTGATGTCAAGCTCCTCCTTCGAGAAGAGCTCCTTGAAGACGTAGGGGTGCTGGAACTGGGCGCCGGTAGCACTCCAGTGTCCGTCACAGTAGTCGACATAGACGGCCTTGTTCACGAGGCACATACGGTCGTAAGTGGCCTCATGCTCGAAGGTATAGCCGTACTTCTTGCCGAACTCCATGACCTTCTCGATGATCTCGGGAGTAGCCCTCGGGATCTTGATCGAGTCGGTCTTGATGTGCGTAACGTCGAAGCCCTGCTCCTGGACAAAGTGCTTGAGGTCTACCATGAATAGCGCACCTCTCTTCGCAACAATATTGTCCACGTTCCGCGGGTCCTTAAACGGATTGGCAAACTTCGCCGCAGTGAGGCCGTACACGGAGTTGATGACGATCTTGAGTGCAAAGGCCAGGGCCTCGTAATCGACGCCTTCCTCCAAGAAGGGGGCCAGAGCCCCATCGAGCAGTGCTCGGGCAGATTCGTCATCGTGGTGCTTAATTGCTACCCGGGCTTGCTTGATCTCGCTGAAACGCTTAGTGTATCGGTCTCCGAAGAGGTTGAGACACTCGATTGAAGTGGGATGCATGCTCGCAACGTCGAGAAGGGCGACGTTGACATAGATCCCCTCCTCAGCGTAGACGTACCCGCCTTCGCCCACTTCTTCACCGCGGTAGGTAGACTTACCGAAAGAGTACTGATAGCCAGGAAATTGCTGTGAGAGATCGGTGTATACGAATTCATCCTGGGGATTCCTGTTCTTCCCGAAGATAATGAACTGACTGTGTTTGTTCGTCGTGTCATTCGGCGTCAAACCAGACAGCTTGGCAAGCATGAGACGGGCCTGCCAGTCCGCATGGAGATGGTTGAAGACCTCCTCGGTTGCGATAACATCGTTATCACAGTACTCCGCCACCTCTTCCCAGCGCTCCTCAGGGACATTCTCGTCCCAGGGGAGTCCGAGCTCCTGGTGATTCAGCCCAAGCTCGATCTCCCACTTCTTGAGGGACATCTTGGTGGCTGCGAAGTCGTACACATCAGTGTATGACAGGTTGTATGCCTCAACGAAGCCGGCCGTTACGCTGTTCTCGATAATCCTCTTACTCAAGTCGTACAACTTGGCGTTGTTGAAGCCCAGCGTACGAGCGTAGAGAATATGGTTGTCGTACTTTCGGCAGTTGAAGCCGATGAGACGCATCTCGCAGAGGGCCTCGATCTCCTCGGGGGTGGGGTTAATCATCCGATGCACGACCGGATTGCCCTTCACCTTCCAGTTCACGAGGAACAGGTTCGGGAAGACCTCAACGTCGAAGAACACCAGCTCGTCAGACGGGAAACCGATGGTGTTTACCTCAGGATCCTCGTTAGTGAACGGCATCTCCATCACAGTCTTGATGGCGGCATCTGCCTGATGCGTTGAGTTCATGGCGAATGCAAGAATACGCGGCTTCAGATCCTTGACGTCATAGATCATGTTCTGATCCTGGGCGTCTCGGAGGATCTTGGCGATGAAATCGATCGAGGGCTTCGTCGCAGGATGGATCTCCTTGCGCAGATTCCGCTCGATCAGGTCTCTCAGCTTCTTCTCATTCGCCATGGTGGTTTTGTTTATCACCTTGCGCTCCTTAAGTGGCAACCCATCCGAAATATGAGCTACCGGGATGTTGTTGCAGTGCGTCACCTTCCGCCTCAAGGATGAGTCCCCCGTGAAGACCTTGATCTCAATGTCTTCGTCGTAGAGTCTTGCCAGCTCGGTTGGGTCGCCATCGTAAATATAGTGGAGATGAATACCGTTTCCGCCCTGGCTGGTCTCTGCGTAGGTAGGAGGCCACTTCGAGGCTTCCTGAAGGCTGCGGTTCAGGTCCTTCTTACCATCCGTCTTGATGTCGAAGTCAATGACGATTTGGTTCTCGGGAACCTTGACGTAGTGGACCTCGTGAGTGTCGATGTCCTTCAGAGTAGTGCGAACGTTCGCCCATCTGAATTGCGGAGTTCCAGAAGGCCCTGCCTGCTGAGCCGGGCACTCCATGAGGACCTCATCGAGAAGAGATTCTTCCTGATCGAGGTCGAGAGAGTAGGGCTCTTCTGGAGAGGCCTCGAGCTCCGGATCATCGAGGAGATGGCTCCGGAATCCTGTGTAGACATTCCGGAGTTTCCCATCTTGATGGTTGAGCCGGGGATGGAACTCCTCGAAGTAGTCCTTGAGCTCTTCTCGGAATATGTATCGACTCTTCGGATATGGGATGTTGCTCTCACTGCAGTACTCCTTATACAGCTTGTACGCCATAGCGAGACTGATGCACTTCTCGGTCTTGAAGAGGAGATAGTTCTCCTCGACGAAGTTATAGAGCACATTCGTCCTGAGCATCATGTCCTGAGGCTTATAGGCGTCGTAGTAATGCTTACCAAGGCTCCGATAAACCCCAAGACAGTGATTAGCGATCAGCCCGAGTTCATCCCGGACCTGAGTCATGAGAGTTTGATATTCACTGACATCAAGTTTGTTCCCGGTAGGGGAGATGTCGATAAGTCGACGGATGATACCCGACTTGGAATCTGTGATCTTGACTGGCTTATTTGTTCCGACAAATAAGATTGCATTGATTCGCTTAGGGTACCTTCGTACTCCCTTCTCATTGATGAGAATAGTTTCGTGCGCAACAATGCTGTTGAGGAGTCCATTGGACTCGATCCGAGATAGGTCTCCATCCTGGTCGATGGCCACGAGCGAACTCTTACCGAGAGAGCTGGTCGCGAACTGATCTGTCTTGGATCCAAGAGCTCCTGCATCGAACGTAGTTGTGTATCCTTGGAACAGGAGTTCCAGAATATTGAGGACAGTGGACTTTCCAGACCCGGGAGGACCATATAGGACGGCAAACTTCTGTATCCGTTTGCTATCCCCAGCCACGATGGAGCCGATGATCCACTCAAGCTTTCGTCGAGCATCCTCATCATATAGGACTTCAATAAGTCTTCCCCAAGCGTCCGGAGTGCCGTTCTCCAATGAGTAGGGTAGTCTTGCGGTTGCATAGTCTTCCTTTCTAGGCTTACTATCCGCAAATATGAGCTTCGAGTTAAGCTCCTGACCATTATCAGGAAGCCTGGACTTCCATGTCTGGAAGCTGGTCCATAGTCCGTTGCTGTAGTTGGACAGGGGTTTCACAACCGTCTCGAGCTGACCGTTGAGTTTCTTCTGGTGCTCGAAGAGGGACCGGTCTACAAACGTGGCGACGTCAAACTCGTCTGTAGACCAGAGCCCCTTCTCCTCGTCCCATATGGCTTGGAAGTCTCGCCCCTGAATGAGAATATCCCTCGACCGTCCGACGAGGAACTCAGGGTAGATTTCCACCTTTCCACTTTTAGTGGTACGCTCGCAGATTCGGTAGAAATCCATGAGTCTCCTTTACATATAGTTTTCGTTTGCGTAAGCATTCATCTGGGCCCAGAGTTCTGCCTTCCGCATATCGCGTGCGCCGTGCAGGGGGATGGCACGAAGAGGGAACATGGATCCGTGCCCCATCTTCGTGTAGTCCCGTGCGTTGATCCGCTCGAGGATGGACTCTACCTCTTCCTCGTGGCGGGGGTTGAACAGTGCCTCGTCGTTGTACTCGTAGAGGCCACAGTTCTTCACCATCTCCCAGAAGTACCATTCGAGGGAATATGGCGTATCATCATCCTCAAGCATCATGTCCATACGCTCGGCCAAAGCGATGAACATCTCGAGCATAGAGCATTCCTGTTCATTCAGCCACACGTAAGACACATCAGGATTGTCCCTAGTGAATACCTTACGGAGCTCAATACCATCCAGTGCACGGTTGATGTCGTTCACGATCGTCGCCTTGAACGGCGTCTGGTGCATGATTTCGAGTAGACTCATGAAGGATTCCTCAGGTGACTCGGCGATGCGAGTATCCCCCGTTCTATCAACAAGCCACTCGAAATATGAGTTATCCGGTGCTGCCTCGATCATTACTCATCCTCGTAGGGCTCAACTCCGAGGACAGAATGCTCATAAGACTCGTCAATGAGAGTGATCTCAAAGTCCGCGTGGCGGCTCATGCTTCGGACGTAGATGATGGAATCGGATGCCGACACACCCGAGATGATATTGTCGAACCATGATGTGTTCGCAAGGGGGATGCCTCGATTGTCGGCGAAGACGTCATCCTCCATATAATAGGTCAGCTCGACATGCTCCTGGTGGTTAGGAGCGTTGTACTCTGCCTCAGTGATCTGATAGGCCTCGAAATGCTGCCTATCAAGAGTTCGCTTGGTCACTTCCTCCTGGTCGGAATCGTCCACAGGACTCGGAGAGTAATCCACAACAGACTCCTGTACCACTGGTCCAGGTTCCGGTTCACTACTCTCTGGATCAGCGCCCTCTCCCACCTTCTCTTTGTGCTTCGACTCAGCAATTTCAGCCAGCTCCTTGTTGATTTCGATTGTTGCTTCCTGGAAGTCTCGCTCGAACTTGCGAGCAAGTACGACATATACGCCCACTCCGCCGGCGATAACTCCGGCTCCAAATGCGAGTACTCGATCAAGCATATGCGCCTCAGATCTTATCGTACATAACGCCGTCGACGTTGAAGTCAAGCGCCCACTTGGTGACTGTACGGCCCTTCTCGTCCTCACCTTCAAAGGTTCCCTCGAAGATGTTGAAGTCGACAAAGTCGTCGCCGTTATCCTTGACCCAGCCAGTCACAGCACCAGCGGGCGTGTGCGGGAACCCAAGCATCTTGTAGACCTCGTTGAGGAAGATGTGTCCACGAGTCTGAAGAATATCATTCGCGTACTGCTGCTGGCACTTGAGGTGCAGCATGGAAAGATCCTCATCGGCAGACCAGTTGTTGTTTGTCTCGTCGAAGATAACCCCATAGGGCGAGACTCCATCGACGGCGGCAATAGCCTCCATCGTCAGCTCGTTCTTGGTGAGGTCCTCCTCTGCGGTGGAGACAAGGGCGTCTATAACCGCATCCTTGCCGAACTTTGACTCGACCTTCTTCTTGTAGGTCTTGAATGCCTGGTCGACAGCCGCATATGCAGCAGCCAGAGAGGCATTCCGCTTAAGCATGATGCCGTGTCCAGTAGCCAACGAGACAATGGAGGCCGCACCAAGAATTAAGGCCGGGGCATAAAGCTTCGCCAGCTTGGTAGTCATTCGAGTGTAGAGGACCACCTTGTCGTGCAGAGCGTCCTTGTCCTCGAGCTTGCCGGCCTCGTGAGCCTCGTGGACCTTAACGAGAAGAGCGGTCTCCTCAGCAACAGTCTCCTCGACCTTCAGTGTGGCCTTGGAGGCGAGAATGGTGGTGCCGATGAACCCAGCGGTTCCGGCGGCAGTTAGGATTGTCGGGGCATGCTTGCTGAGAACCAGCCCAGCGCGCCCAGCGAGACGGGTAACAATTCCAAGATTCATTTGATACGTCCTGCTTTCTTGAGTCGAAGGTAGATAGCGATTGCCTGGTCGTCTTCCATGCGTTCAACACGGCGACGCCACTTGTCTGAGTATGGATAGGCGGCGATAAGTTCAAGCCGCACTTGCTGAGGGTTCATCGTGCATTGATGTGGTCAGGTTTGGGAAGTTGCAGCATATAGCCTCGACGGCTACGGATCACCGACATGTACCGGGCCGAAGTCCAACCCCAGTTCTCGTCAGTGTATTCGGTAGTGATTCCGCACAAGTCGTACAGGTCCGCAACGGTGGCAAGACCGTATTCCTCGATGAGGTCTCCGAGTCGGTCGATAACGAGATAAGCCTCGTCCCGGGACTCAAGCTCGATTTCCGAGAAGTCATGGTAGCGACGGGTACGAGGTGAAGCATCTCGTCGGTTGCCTGGTGCCATGCCTGGTCGAGAGTACGAGCCGTAGGAGACTCGGGGGGTTGAAGATCCGCCGCGTGGGCGAGGCGAAGACTCTCCGAAGAGGAGACGCTCCACGCCCTGCGAAACCAGATCGGAGAGTGTGTTCTTAATAGCCGGGATCGCAACGTCGTAAAGTAGATACTGGCCAACATTCTCAATATCCTCTCCGACGAAAGCGGCTACGGCCTTCGTTCCAAAGCTCTGCTTCTTCTTTGCGGCAGGCTTCGAGGTCACCTGCTCGATCTTCCTGCGCTCTGTGGTCTTACTGTTGGAAGGTAGATTGGGGCGGATTGGTGCATTCGCCATAGTGGCTCCTTTGAGAGAGGTGGGGGCCCCAGATTTCTCCAGGGCCCCCAAATATATCAGAGTGCGTCGATCTCCGCCTTCTTAGCGTCCTCCTCAAGCTGCTTGTACTTGGGGTCGTTCATGACGGACTTGATGACACTGGCGGGCATGATCCCGTCGTAGAAGGCCTTCACCACGTGAGGCTTATCCATAAGCTCCTCGAAGAATGCCTCGTACTCGGGGCTGTTAAGGAAGGACTCCTTGATGACGTCGTTCTTAACGAAGCGGTCACCCTGGCGCTCACCATAGGCAGACCCCACGAGATCGTCAATGTAACGGATCATCGTGAGACGGTCCTCATTGTCAGTAGCCACCTTGAGCATCTGCTCGAAGGACTTGACGCCCTCGTACCGGCTGATGAACTCGAAGATCTCTCGACGGGAGAGGTTGAAGTAGAGCTTCTTGGTGGTGGGCTCGTCGTCGAAGAAGCCCTTGACTCGAATAACGTGGGTGAACATATGTCAGTTTCCTTTCAGTTGATCTTGAAGTAGTTTTCCTTGGGTGCTACCAAGAAATCGATGGTTAGGACAGGTTCCCCCTTCTCGGTAAGGAGAGACCCGAATTCCACACTGAGGGCGTTGGGATCAGACCATCCAACAAGCTCACCGGCGGACACTGGCGGAAGCCCAAGTCCGGCGTAGAATTCGTTAAGGGAAGCGTAACACTCTGAGTTGAGCTGTCCGTTGATGTTGTTCTCGACTCGGCGGATGGTTTCAATGTCGGATTTGAAATACCTCCCCGAGAAAGTATCGTAGCACAGAACATCTCCTGATGAGGCCACAAGGACAGTCCCAGGTTGCGGTTGACCAGCCTCCTGAACCGATTTCTCTGCAACGCGGGCCGCAACCTTCTGTACGTCCTTCGGTTTAACCACGTCCGACACCGCCTCGCGATATCGTCTAAATGCCGCTTCGCTACCGGAATACGCCAGTGCGAACGCCGCACCGCGAGCGTACTGAATATGGTTCGCCGCGACAATCGATACCAGAGTTGCAACCCCTGCAATGGCCGGGGGAATGTATACCCGATAAGATATTGCGAACTTCTCCCGCCAGGAGAGGTCATCCGGCGACCGGAGGTTATCTTCGCAATAATCGGCGATCCGTTCAATTGCGAGCGTCGTAGACTTCGCCGTGAGGATGGCAGTAGTGACGGTCCCAATACATGCGGAGGCTGCGAGAATCGCCGGCGCGTTTGCCTTGATAAGTTGCGTACAATTGTTCGCATTGATCACTTTTCCTCCTTGCTCAGATATGCGTCGACTTCCATCCTCACGAGGGACTGGATGTCCTTCCGAGTCAGCGTGAGCGGATCCTTACTGTCTCGATAGGCTTTGAGCCAGGTTCCGATGAGGGCCATCAGCTGCGTCCAGAGAATGCAGATTGTAATGGCGCCCAGAATATATAGGGTCCACCAGATGATGCTCATGAGTGCTTCCTTTCCAGCTTCTTTAGCTTGGGTGTCAGTTTCCAGTTCTGCGGGTTATTGACGCAATCCACGATGTAATCCGGCGTAAACTCCCAGACACCATTCTCCTTAGGGAAATGCCGGAAGTCGATCGAGTCCGCCGCCATTCGTCGGAGGTACTCTCTTCGTCCGTCTCCTCGTCGGAAAGCGCGAGACTCTGCGGTGACTCCATCAACGCCAAGATAGAGTACGGACAGAGCGTCTCCTGTGATAATGTCAGCATGTTGAGCCAGGAGCTCCAGGACCCCTCCGACGGTGAGGATGACGACTCGATTCGTCTTGGATGCAGATCGGACCAGTTCGTCTCGAGGAACACCGTATCGCCATCCTCGGAAGGTCTCAACACACAGGAGATCGCCTCGCTCCTCCCATTCAGCAAAGCTTTGATCTTTGAGGAAGTAGTAGGAAGATAGGTCCTCTCCCATACGCTTAGGTCGGGTGGTTGCAGTTCGGACAGCGTGGTATCCCGCATCCTTCACCAGCTCCTTCTGGAATGTGGACTTGCCTGAACAGCTTGGGCCTAGCAGGACTACTAGCATGTGTGCTCCTTTCTAGCTCGACAAAGCCTATACCCCATGTCGGGGTATAGAGCTGGATTACCAGCGGTTGAGTCGGTTGTCACGACGCGAAATGAATCGCTGCTGAACCGTCAGGACGTGCTTCATACGGTTGTTTGCGCCCCTGCCGATAAAGCAGGATGCGAGAACAATACCGAGGATGAAGGTCACGGTCTTGATGGTCGAAACGAGAATGCGGGTCATGATGTGTCCTTTCAAACGAGGGGTTTCATAATACACCCCGTTTTTCTCGCGGGCTACAGATGGAGTGTCAGTCCGACCCCAAGAACAGACAGGACCACAAGGCCCACCATAACCCCCGTCTTGATGAGGATTCCAAGTCCAAGCGCGATGATGATAAGTACGTTCGTGATGAGGAGTGCGCATATAGCCGCAAGAGTCCAGTCATTCATTTCATCTTCTTTCTAATTGTGCGAAGCTCTAGCCATATAAGCCAGAGCATACCATATATACCAAGCCATTGCCCGAAGTCCATGATGCATTCCTTTCTCGAGAAAAGCCTATAACCCAAGTCGGGTTATAGGTGAGAGTTCAGTCGTCAGAGTCTTCGGACTCGACAGCGTCTGCCTCGTCAAGGTCGTCGTGCTCAAGCTCTTCGGGCTCTTCGATCTCCGGCACTGAGCGAACTGCCATGAGGGTGAGTGCTGCACCAGCTGCGAGAACAGCGGCGCCTGCAATCAACTTCTTGGAGTTGCGCTTGATGGCGGGGACGATAGCGTCCTTGTTGAACTTGAACTCAACGATCTTGTCTTCGGTCTCGACGGTGTTGTCGTTGGTGTCCATGGTGGTTCCTTTCGAGTAGAGGGGTCTCATTATAGTCATAGTTTTTTACGCGAAAGCCTATACCCCAAGTTAATGGGGTAGTTGGCTCAGAACATGTTGAAGTTGAACGAGTCTGCATACTTCTCCATGAACGTTCCTTCCATGTCCTTTTTGACGAGCTTGTTGAAGAGTTCATTACTCAGTTTCCGATAACGTTCGGTCTTGAGTTTTTGCTCATTGTAAGCAACACCAAAGAAGATGGTTAGAAGGGTCGTGATAGAGAGAGCAATGTAGATCATGGTGGTTCCTTTCAAGTAGAGGGGTCTTCATTATACACCAGGTTATACTTGCGAAAAAAAAGCAAAGCCTAGATCCCATGGCGGGATCGTTGGCTGCGAGGTTAGTAGGGATCAGAATTCACGGGTCTTCTTGCCGAAGATTTCGCCGAGGATCAGCAGGGTGCCGATGAGAGCGAAGGGGATGGCAATGAGAGCAGCGAGGGTGAACATTGTGGTTCCTTTCTAAGGGTCTTCAATATACACCGTGTAAATTCTGCGACGCATGTGACTAATGTTGCTATAAAGGACACCGGGGCAAAAAAAGAAAAGCCTAGATCCCATGGCGGGATCTAAAGCCTTGTCAGAGATAGATGTGGTCATACTCAGTAGAGCTCAGTCCAGTTGCAGCAAGCTCCTCAGCGTAGTCGAGGGCGGCCTGTGCAGCGGCGGGAGAGAGGTTCATGAGAGTATCCTTTCTATGTCAGGGTTTCATTATACTCTCCGTTTTTCTCGCGGGCAAAAAAGATAAGCCAAGCCCCCCATGCATATTGCACAGGGGGCCTGACGAATCTCAGAAGGGTTTGACCTTCATGATGAGTCCGAACGCCTTCGAGCTGACGACAGCGAGTCGCTCGTACTGGAGGACGGCTAAGATACCGGCCATCGAGGTGACTGCGCCAAGAATTGCGTCCTTGCTGAGCTTCTTGCTTTCGCCAAGGGCTTTGGCTTTTGCAAGAGTCTCAACATTGCGAACAATGGTGGTGTAGTCATCCGATGAGGGATCGTGAAGCTCGGCATCCTTCAGAGCTGACTCGATGGTCTGCTGAATGGGGTCGGGTGTCTTCATAGTGGCTCCTTTCTAGGGGTTCATAATAGGGCAGGTTTTTCTCGCTTAGACCTGCTTGACGTCCAGCGTCACCTTGCCATTCCGGAGCATCTCGCCGACGCCCTGGTCGAAGGTGGCATGAATACCCTGAGACTCGTCCACGTGAAGGGCCCCGGAGGGCTGGTTACCCGTGTACTTGTTCGAGCTGACGCCCAGAAGCACACCAAGGAAGGTGTCAATAGCGGCAATCGTCCCAGCGACCTCAGTCGGATAGGGAAGGTGCCACAGGGCCGCCAGAGTGACATAGAGCGCAGAGGTAGCCGGAAGGGCAACCAGAGCAACCCACTTGAGGATGTCGTAGGACTTGTTCGTCATCTGTTTCTCCTTGAGGTGCTTAGCCATCTTGTTTCTTCTTTGCGGGAGGTCTGGGAGTGGGGACGATTGGTAGGTGCTTGACCTCATCGACAATCCTCTCAGCAAGTCCGTTTCCTCCGAACTCGGAGTAGGGCTCGTAGAGGTACTTCATGAAGTCCTCATACTCGTCGAGAGTGAGGTATCCTCGGTGAAGATATGTCTTTCCGACATAGACGATGCGGTCATGCGCCATACCAAGCAGCAGTTGGGTACTGGCTGACTTCCTTTCCCCGCGCTTCATAATCCATGCCCAGATCCCGGACGAGCCCAGCACCGAGAATACGATAGCCAGACTCATGTCCAGGACTGGATTCAGACCGAAGTGCTGCATGTCATCCAATCGCGAAGTAGGGACGGACGCCCTGCTCCGAGGTGTAGGCCGCGGTGTACTCCGATGCATCAGTACCCACATAGATCGAGGAGTTCGTCGTAGCGATGTCTCGAGTCCAGTAGTTACTGTCACAAGCGATGTAGTTCTTGGCCAGCTCGAAGATCGGGAATCGCCCGATAGCGAGGTCCCCTCGCTGGAAGTCGTGCCTTGAGATGGCCTGACGTCCGAAGATCATGTCCTCGGTCATAAGACCAGCCGTGTGAGCCAGCCAGTCCGAGCCAGTGATCTGCGAGAGGTTGTTGTAGGAGGTCGGGAACTTCGTCAGGGGCTGAAGAACGTTCCCAGTACCGAACGCACCCTGAGCCGTGGAAATGGCTCGGTTCAGACCAGTTCGGCCGATCTCGAACGATGTGAACGCCGTCGGGATGTTGTTCGTGTCATTGTATCGGCTCGTGTAGAGGGGCTGATCGGGAAGGACGATTACGTGGTGACGGAGGTACTTGGGGTATCCGATTCCGTAGAAGTAGTCGAATGCTACAATGCGCCAAGTAACCCCGTTGATCGAGAAGTAGTCGCCCAGGAACATGTTGTCGAAAGTTCCGTTTCGGATCGACGTGAGATATGGGTTCACATTGTTACCAAGGGATCCCCCTCGGAACAGAGAGTTGTGAAGACCCGCATTTCCTCGGCTAGCGATCTGGAAGAGGGTGCTAGCGTTGTTGAGAGCTGAGTTGATGTTGACCAGCTTGCTCTCGTTAGTCCCGACTCGAGACTCGACGTTGGCGATCTTGAGGTTCTGAGCCGTGTCAGAGGCCTTCAGGTTAGCTACCTCAGTAGCCGTGTTTCCACCAGCCTGAGACAGTGCGTCTCGAACGGCCTTGAACCAGGTATCGAACTCCCCCTGCAGCTTGTTCTGGAGTCCAGCGAGATCAATGGTGTTCGCCGGCCCACCGATGTAGGGAGCGCCGTTAGAACCGCCGTAACCGACTCGAGAAGAGACGTGCTCCGGTGAGATCTGCCTGGCAGCCTTGAGGACCCGGATGTTGGCAAGCACCATGTACTTCTTACCCGGAGTGTCCGTCGGCAGTGGAGCCTGCGGGCTACCAGAAGCCTGACCAGTCAGAACCTCAAGTCGAGCGGCTCGGACAGCCTTGTTGTTGTCAACAGACAGCACAATCGAGTCGATACGGTCCAGTGAGGCGTGAGCGGCGCTGATGGACAGCTTCTCGTCCGCGGTATTCTCCACCCAACGGCGGTTCAACCAAGCCTTACCGGATCCGACATAGACGGCCATCTCATTGGTACCGGGACGGACTAGGAAGTGGTCGCCGACATTCGGAAACACACCATCCGAGATGATCCCGTCAAACAGGGCGCCGAACTGTTCAGCGTCGTATACCCTGTCTCCATTAACTGAATTGTAGAAACCACTAGATAGAGGCATTTGCGAAATCTCCGTCTCGAGGCTCGATCACGATACCGGGCCCCTTTCGTAGGTAGTTGAGACGGAATGTGTCACCCGTCCACTTGTTTCGAGAAGCCATCGAGATGGCAGGCGTCTGCGTGAAACCGCTGTCAGACCATGACTCGGTCATCTCAGTGAGCTGGGCCTCAATGGGCTGTGCACCGTTAGTGGGGACATAGTACATAACATCCCCGCAAACGAAGCCCTTGCGGTACTCCACATTCGAGAAGTTATCAATCTTACCCGACATGACACCCAGCGGATTGTACTTCGGGAACATGGCGTCCAGAACCCAGTAGGGATACCACATCTCAGTCAAGGCCGAGACCATCTGCTTCTGAGCCGGCGTCAGGGCCTTCCAGTCCTCCGCTCGATAAGGCTTGTGGACCTGAGTGTTATTCCACAGGGCCTCTCGTCGGTCCACACCATCACCATAGCGAAGTCGGTGCTCCCTACGGTGAGTCGTACCGTCGGCGATCCAGTTGTCATTGAGCTCGACGTCGCCCGAGTCAAAGATCTCATAGACGACATTCTTCGAGTCGACAATGGAGTAGACGGCCTTATAGTCCGTGAAGTTCTCGTTCTTGTCGGATAGCACAATAGTCTCGACAAGGCGAGGGTGCCGGATATAGGTGTGGAAGTTCCCCTGCTCCCAAGTGACCTTGTAGTAGAGGGGGTATCCATTTGGCTTGCAGGCCTGAAGGATCTGACCGAATGGCTCGTTGAGGGGGCAGCGATCCCATACAACCCACTTACCGTCCTGAAGCTTCTGGCCCGTATCATTCACATAGGCGTACTCGCTGACTTCCGGATCTCCATGGAATGTCCAGCCAGGTAGAGCCCGGGAGGCACCGGCCGCGGGGCCGAGATGGTTATTGGCCATCTGCTGAGCGAACAGCTGGGCATTGAACTTCTGTTGGGCATCAGGCTTGATGAAGGTCTTGTGTTCCAGTACTCGCCAGGTGTAGATGCTCTCAAGAGACCGCCCCGAGTAGGTGTGCTTGTAGCTACCGTTGTTCTGCTGCTCAATCGCACAGGTCTCGATGACCATCACAGTATCCGTGTCGTCCCTTGAGATGAAGTTCCCAAGGCGGTACACGGGCACAGAATCAGTCGTGAAGACTGCCAGCTCGAACTGACCGAAGTCGTAAGCCCTCTCGGTCCAGTTCAGTGAGATGAAGTCGTCTGGAATCTCACGTGTGTCCTTCCAGTCCAGACGGTTCCTGTAAAACAGATGCATTAGACGCCCCTATACAAGGTCTCGTATTCGATAGAGATATCCATGTCGTTGGGGTTCCCGACGAACTGTAGACCAATGGTGTTGTTGCCCGGATGGAGCTTGATCCACTGGCTCTTGATGTCGAGAACGCCGGTGATGAATGACTCCTTACCGCCGGCAATGTGCTTGACAGACTTCTTAGCTGGCCGAGTGTCGATGACAAGTTGCTCGCCACGGTAGAAGTCCTTGACCTTATTGATGATCATAGCCTCGTCATAGGTCTGGTTGATCACAGTCAGGTTAGACACATTACCGTTGAAGGAGAAGGTGATGACAACGCCTGTGTCGGCGTCGCCGAGGTAGTTGATGTCCTTACCGGACGAGTTGGACATGTCGCCGAAGATGAGTTCCTTGGGGTTGTCCGCAGACTTGAACGGGAACTGGAACAGAGGTGTAACGTCGTTGAACCCGACAAGACCCGTGATGGACGGGGAGTTGGACCGCCAGTAAGGATCGATAGCAATCAGTGAGATACCGATCTCCTGCCTCTCGGAGAAGATGTTCGGCTCAACTGACTCGACAATCATACTGGACTTGACGGCTACCTGATCAGTAACCACGCCGAAGGTCACTGTCTCCCCGACCGGGAAGTACTTGTAGATCTTTCGGCGTTCAGTCTGGATGTCTTCCCCGACGGGGATGAGGGTGAGAACCACATTACGAGTCCCCACCCTCGCCCCCTTCAGGAATGCCCCATCAATCAGCGCATACCGCTCAAGACTGAGTTCCGTCTTGACTGGGCCAAGACCGGTGATCTCCTTGACTGCGATACCCGAGCTCCAGGGGTCGAATAGATCAAGATTGAGGGATTCGCCCCCCTTGGTGAGAGATGAGACTTCGGTGATCATACAGTCAACGCGTCCTTTGCCATGGCCAGCTGCGTCTTGGTGTTGCGGTAGATGTCCGCAGCGTCAAGGGCCTCTGGCGAGTTGTTCGTCTGGTTGAAGGTGATGTTTGTGGTACCATTTTGACTGTTCTTGTCATCGAACTTGGCGTCCACAGGAATTGTAGGCCGTGCACCATTCGCTGCATTGAGCGTGGTGCCGATTGCGGGCATTAGGCTGTTGATACCCTTCGCCTGCTTCTCCATCTCCTCGAGATTGAGGACTGGCTTGACCTCAGGCTTGTAGGACGGGTCTTCCTCGATGAGTTCATTGACTCCCTCGAGTGCCTGGGACAGAGCTTCGTAGGCAGTCTTGCCCATTCCCTCGCTAGCATTAGCGATGTTCTCATGTTCGGCTCGGATACCGATTGCAAGACCCTCACCCATGAATCCACCAATAGTCTTCATGAGTCGGGAAGGAGAAGCGATACCCAGGTAGCTCTTCATCTTGGAGATACCGTTCTTGGCGCCCTGAACCAGCTCGGAACCGATCTTCCAAGCCTTGGATGCGAGTCCACCGGTGACACCATCGATGATAGCCCATGCGATCTCCTTACCAACTTGGCGGAATCGTGCCGAGTAGTTGTTGATCGCATCGCGGACACCCTCAAGGAACTTGAGAATGGTCCAAACAGCCTTGTCGATGATTCGCCCGGCGTTGTTGCCAATACCATCCAGGAAGTTGACAATCAAGTCAGAACCAGCATTGATGATGTTCTGCATGTTATCAGCAATGCCCTGGATGAACTTGGCAACCGAATCCGCGCCCTTAGAGCCGAACTCGTAGGCATGATTATCCAACTCAGTGAGCAGTGCCGAGATCAGTGTGAAGATCGCCTGTACGACCAATGGCGTGTTAGCAATGATCGCATAGAGCAACGCTCCAATCAGCTTCGCCATGGCAACTCCGACCTCAGGGGCCTTCTCGCCGAGGGTGACGATGAACGCAGTAATCGCCAATGCCAGCTGGATCGCAAGGTTCGGCAAGATCTCGGCGAGACCCTTAAGCCCATTGATCAGAACCACGAATGCCGCCGCACCGGAGGTAGCACAGATACCCAGCACTGCCGCGAACGCCGCTAGACCGATCGAGATCGGTAGAAGCGCGATACCAAAGGCGATCAAGACCGCCGTAAGTAGGATCAGCCCCGGAGCCACTAGGTCTGCGACAAACGCTGCAACCAGAAGCACTGTCAGTCCACCAGCAAGTGCGACTAGACCAATAGCCACCTGCATCCAGGAAAGCTGAGCTAGCCGCTCGATCGCCATTGCGAAGAGAAGCATGCTTCCAGCCGCAAGGGCGAGACCTGCTGCCCCCTCGGTGAATGCATCCGCCGAGGCCATAGCGAATACCAGAATGGCCAATCCCGCCGCAAGAGCAATCATGCCCTGTGCAAGCTTGATGATATCCATCTCGCCGAGTTTCTCAACGGCGTAGACGAACACGACAATAGCCGCAGCCATGGCCAGAATGATCGCTGCGCCCTTTCCACTTCCTCGACTGGCGACGTTAACCGCTACGGCGAGCAATGAGATAATGACTCCAATGGAGATCACACCTTGTACAAGCTTACCCATGTCCATGCTACCCAGCAGCCAGATAGCTGCGACTAGAATGTTCACAGACACAGCCAGTGACATCAGGATTGCGGCGCCGCGGCCCATGTAGGGGTTCTTGCTGACAATGACCATGAACCCAGCAAGGGCAGCAATAATCGCCGAAAGAGCAATAACACCCTGGAGGGCGGTACCCGTCTTCATGGAGCCAAGCATGTATACAGCCCCGGCAAGGAGAACACATGCTACTGCTAGCCCCAACAAAATATTCGCACTAGGCTGCATATGCTTGGCGTTCTTCTGAACAGTCTCCATGAACTGTGTCAGCACAGTTAGGATAATCAGAAGCGCCATGACGCCTTGGAGAGCCGAACCCGGGTCCATATTACCTAGCATCTTAACTGCAACGGCCATGATGACCATTGCCACGGCGAGAACTGTTAGCGTACCGGCAATTCCTTGGAGCTTGTCATGGTCAATCTTCTCCATCTGCTTCATTGCGAATGTTAACATCGCAAATAGAGCGCCAAGGGCAGCAATTCCCTTGATCAGCTTGGGGAAGGGGACCAACGACATGATAATCAGGGCCGCTGCCAGGATCAGAAGCGCAATAGCAATCTGCTTGAGTGCCTCAGCCTTGATCTGCTCGATGAAGGCATCAAGGGTCTCAGTCAACTTGTCAAAGAAGTCCTTCAGCTTATCAGCGAGACTTCCGATCTTGTCGAAGTTCTTCTTGAAAGAGTTCATCCAGCTGGTTATAGCAACAAGAGCACCACCACCGAGGGCCGTAAGCAGAATGCCGCCCATGTCATAAGACTTGAGGTTCTCATTAGCATTCTTTGCCGCCTCGCCAATTCCGCCGAACATCTTGTTGACGGCTTCCTTGACCTTTGGCGCCACGGTCTGAGTAATGAACTCCTTAACCTCGATGAGCTTCTTCTTGATGGCATCGAAGATCTCAGGAAGGTGTAGCCTGTCAGCGAGCCGCTTAACATCATCCATCCACTTGAGGATGAAGTTCTGCTTAGCGGCTTCTCCGGCATCCTTTGCAGCTTGTGCGGTAGCTGTACCAACCGAGGCAACAGCCCCTGCGGCAGCAGAAGCCTTGCCGGTGACGTCTCCTTGCCCATTCACCCAGTCCCGGAAAGATAGGGCAAGGTCCTTGACCTTCTGTCCGGCAGTGTGAGCGGTGTTGGAGAGTTTGTCCCAAGCGCTGCTATTTTGAATCTTTTGCCAGACTTCCTCGAGTGCTTCCTTCAGCTCGATGAGTTTGGCCTTCAGCCACTCGACCTTCTCAGAGATCTTCAGCTTCTCGCCAAGTTCGTTGAACTTCTCTCCGAGTTTGGAAATTACTTCCTCTGTGTTGGAGATATCGCCGAAGTTGAAGCCCTTAAAGTAGTCAGACAGAGCCGCCTTCCCGGCGTTTAGTTTGGCCTTGAGCTTGTTGCCAACACTCTGGCCGAACTCGTGGAGCTTATTCTTCGCTTTGTCGATGCCATTATGGAGGGCGTCCATCGCAGCGGAGAACTGTTGGCCAACAATAGAGTTCTTAAGCGCGTCTTTTACGAGACCGAACTTGGAAGAAAGGTCCTTGAGTGTCTGTCCAACCTTCGTCACCTTGGTGCCGACATCAAGCCACATGATGAAGTCATGAATCTTCTCGACGACCCACTTAATGGCCTTGCCGAGCAGATCGATCGGTGGAAGGAGAAGCTTGAGTAGCTTTCCTCCAATGTCGAGCTTAGTAAACCACTGATCGAACCAGAAGATTACCTTACCAAGTACCTTAGTGACCTGAAAGATGCCGGAATTGAGTCCGGTAACTGCCGGGAAGAACGCCCCGATGATGTGCGCAGCAACGGTAAAGATGACCTGCCCGACCTCAGAGATTACCGTCCACAGGATGTGGAACACAGAGAACAGACCTTGGAACGTCCACTGCAATTTGTCGGCGAAGTTGTCTGTGATAATCAACTTCTCAGTGAAATCGGCGAAAGCCTTGACAATTCGGTATAATCCCTCAGGCGAAGCATTAAGGAACACCTTGCTAAAGGCCTGCCCAACTTGCCCGAGGACCTTGACCGTCGCCTTGAACAGGTTCAGCAGGGATCGGAGAATCTCTTCTCGTCCACCGAGTGCGACAAACCCCTTGAGGAAGTCGTTCCGGGCCATAGACATATCATTAATGACTCCACCGACCCAGTTACCAACCGCGGTGAACAGTGTCTGGGCCTGGTTGAAGTCACCGATCAGGATTCGCCAGGTCTCGGCCCATCCTGAACCCATGGCTTCCTGCCAGGTACCAATCATCTGGGTAAACGTACGAATCTGGGTAGCCGAGTCTCCGGCTCGCTGAGCCAGATCCTTAAGTCGAGCGGCCTGTTCCTCGGAGTAGCCCATCTCCATGATCTGAGCTTCAGATAGGTCATTCGTCATGACCTTAAGAGTCTGGAGCATGACCTCGGAGGTGAGCCATCCCTCCTGCAGCGAGAGCCTGAAGTTCCCCTGCTTCTCGATGGCCGCGTCAACACCGGTATCCATAATTCGAGCTGTCTCGATCAGGGCGTCCTGGAACTGCTTACCAGCAATGCCGGCGTGCTCGAGAGACATCCAGTCCTGAAGCTTGACTACGCCGGAGCTCATGGCCTGGGCGAGCTGATAAGTTGCGCCAGCAGCTTGTGTAGCATTAGCTCCAGACAGGGCGGCCATGTTGGAGAAGCCCTTAACCGCATTCGTGGCATCGTTCAGACCAATACCTGCAACCGTGAACGTACCAATCGAGTTGGTCATCTCGGTGAAGTTGTAAATGGTCTTGTCCGCATAGGAGTTCAATTCGTCCAGTGCGGCATTAACCTCGTCCAATGTAGTACCATTTTGACTGGTGTTAGCTAGAATGGTCTGGACAGCGTTAATCTGGGTCTCGTATTCCTTGAAACCGTCGATTGCCGGCTGAACCATCTGTTGAAGTATGGATTTACCAGCGTCGATAGCCGCTGCGCCGATTCCACCAAGAGCTGCCACGCCGATTCCCTGCATGACAGACATGTTCGAGGCGGCATCGACAGCAGATCTAGCCAGATCGCCAAGGGTAGTGTTCCGAGCGATCTCACCGACTCGCCTAAGTCCGTCTGCCGCGTTGTCCATCTTCAAGGACTCACGGAGTTTGTCCATACTGGACGCAGATTCCCGGATGGCGGACAGGAACTGCTTGTTATTCATCTTGAGCGAGACTACCCGCTCATCAATAGTTGCCACTATCTAGTGACCTCCTTCCAGGCCTTCTGAGCTATCTTGTCAAAGACCGGTCTGATAGCAGGATTGATGTAGTCTCGACCAACAACGTAGCCGCCATTGCGGGTTCCGTGGCCGTATTGAATGAGTACGGCGATGTTGGCGCCTTTGTTTACGTTAGAATTCGTCCAGGTGATCTTCCAGTTATTGCCGGTTCGTTTTACCTCGTAGTTCCAGGACTTGGAAGTAAGGCCCGACCTGGAGGGGGTCGCCGCCGCGAGAGCAGAAACCCCCTCCTTGCCGAACTGATTCATGATCAGAGCCAGGTCGATTTTGGTCATTCTGTCAAACCAGTTTCTGGTCAGATTCCATTCGCCCTGACTCTCGATCGTGATCATGATTCTCCTAGACTAGACTCTCGGTTAGGATATTAGCTACGCCAGAGACCATACATCCCGCAGCGCCTTTCTGCATTGCCTGGTTGTACTGGTCTCTAGTGGCGCAGATGTGCGCCCAGACAGGTTTACCCAGAGCAAGAGTCTTGGTCCAGGTCTGCTGGTCTGCCTCGAATGACATCCCGAGGTAGTCCCAAGGTCCTGCCCACCCATTAAGTCTCCCATCGGCGACATGCTCCGGGTAAGAGTACCCCCAGCACTTCCATCCGTCAGCTTTCCACTGGTTTACAAGCCAAGTAGCATCAACAGAGAACTTCCAGATGATCCGATTCTTGGCGTCAGATGGGAAGAACTGCTTCAGCTCCTGCCAGTTAGTCGCCGAGTACTTCGGATCCAGAACTGTTATGTGACTCGACCCGTATGCCCGGAAGTAGTCCTCAACCTTCATGATTGGTTCACCAACAGTCTTGAACTTTCGGATCTCGTCCCAGGTCATTTCGGTGACGGGAGTGTTCGGCGCCGTCGGGTCAGTCCTCTGGAGGGTGCGGTCGTGGTTCAAGAACCAGATTCCGTCCTTCGAGCGCTGGCAAGACACCTCAAGGGCCCCTGTTCCGAACATGACGGAGTTGGTATAGGCTCTTATCGACGCCTCGGGCCAGCTTACCGAACCTCCACGATGAGCCACAAGGAATCCCTTAGTGATCATCATGGTTCCGATGTCAGGATATCCCTTTGGGACAGCCCTCATATGGGCTGGAGTCTCAGAATCGTCCGCCTCGAATACTGTAACAATCCCTCGCTCTGCTCCGACAATCTCAACCGTAGGATTGTCTTCCTCCTGGGCCGCTGCATCGATCATAGGGGTCAAATAGACCCAAGCCCATGCAGTTGCATTGGGAATCCCAGTGATCTTTTCCGTCTCGCCGACGAGAAGGGCGGACCAGGAGTCGGTCGTGGAGTTCGTTCCGGCGTTCCACTTGTTCTTGGTGGTTCGCCAGTCTGTCAGAGGAGTACTCTTATTGCCATGATACTGCCCAGCAACCAGCCCGATACGCTTTGGATCAATCTCTGGAAGACCAGCCTGCCAAGTATGGATATCGAAATCCTTAACGCCACGAACGATGATCATCACGGCCCGTTCTCGAGCGCCAGATGCCACTGTTCCTCCGAACTGAACCCCAAGAGTATCTTGCGGGTTGGTCACCTTCTTGACGGCGACGTAACCAGACCGGCCAGCGGCGTTTGCCTGGGCTGCAACCACCCATCCTGTCGGCGGACGAGCAGCAGTGTTTCCGAACTGCGAGGCATAGAACACCACAGCAAGATCGCCCCATTGAGAAGGAGCCATCAGATCCGGCATAGAGCCGCCCATTCCCTCACCAACAGCCCGAGAAATGAACTCGATTCCCTCTGGGGGAGTCGGATACACCTCGAGACTGTGGATCAGAATGTCATGACCAGTCGAAGGAACCTGGATAGACGGCAGCCATAACGGATGCTGGCTATCTGGCAGTACAATATCGAGATCGATTGAGCGTTTAGTCCCGGCAGGGAGTCGTTTCGTCTCGATGATGTCCTGGTATAGATTCTCCTTCTTAGCGTTGAGTCTACTTGCTCGGAAGACGAGACGATTCTCATCTCCTGAGGTATAGTTCAGCGTGAATCGGAATTTCTTCTGGAGAACCGGGATGGCGTACTGATCGTAGGGGGTCGTTGACGAGTTGGCATTGATGTATGCTCCGTCCCCCTGAGCTTTTCCATTGCCGAACCACCATGAGCTCAGCTTGGGGAGCATACTATCCATCAGCGAGCCCTCCGAACAATCACTGTTCCGGCAGGAGTCCCAGCGGGAACCGGATCATCCTTACCGAGAACAAGGATCTTGGATCCATCAGTGGTCATACCATCGACCCTAAGCTTCAGCTCGAGGTAGCCCTTGATCCATGGAATGATGAGTTCTCGGATCTTCTCGCCAGGTGGGTTGGCGTAAGGATTGCCAACTGGCTGCCATTGACCACCATTTTGACCGTCTTCAGCAAGAACGCCGTCGGTGACGTAAACGTGGCCGATTGAGAGCGAGTCGAGCTTCTGAAACACCTCGCGGTAGTTCAGCGAGTTGGTAGTGTGGACCGTAGCCCACCAACGAGTCGACGGATACTCGGCCATGTGCGCCGGAAGAATCGGAGTCTGCTCGTCATTCGTCAGGAACTTCTGGGCCGTGCCTTCATACATCATGCAGACGTTGAAGTCGAGCTTACACATCTCCTCAGAGATGTTGGACCCGGTGTTGATCCCGATGACGAAGTTGAATCCCTCGTTGGTACGGATCGTGTCAATAAGATCCTTGTACCATGGGACTCGGCCGGCCTGAGTTCCCCAGCCATTGATTACCTCGTCAAGGAAGACTCCCTGGACAAGATCTCCGTACCACTGCTTCGCCCGCTTGAGCTGCTCGAGGATGTACTCCTTGGAGAACTTGTCGGGGTTCGGGATGCCGGCTCGACCAGGATCATCGTGCCCAAGGCTTGCAGCGCCGTACTGAGTCTTGATGTAGAACAGGATCTTCTTTGCTCCAGCGGCAAGAGCCAGCTCAGCCTGCTTCTTGAAGTCCTTCTCGTAAGCTTCCCAGTCCCCGCTGTTGCGGTTCATGATCACATACCCAAGTTCATCACGGAACTTGAGGGTCTGGGCCCACTTAGAGAACTGTCCGGGCTTACCATCCTGGTAGTAGTCGGGCCAGTAGTATGTAACTGGCGAGTAATACCGAGCGCCGGTCTGGAACGGATTCAGGTTCTTAGCGACAAGCGCGTTTGTGGCATTTAGGTCTACTCGATCGGCCTTTGTGGCCAGCTGAGAGACATCCGCTTTCTTAGCAAGTGCGGTAGTGGCGGCCGACTGCGAGTAATAGGTCGATGCCGCATTTGTGTTCGTCAGGAACTTCGCATTAAGTGCTGCTTCCTTCAGATACTCCGGAAGGGACGCTACCCCACCGCCTCCGCCACCACCGAAAGGGAGTGGGGCGATCTCATCAGTGGGATCGGCGGACATAATGTCAATCTCTCCGCCCTGGGTAAGGGCTAAGTGCTTAACGAGGTCGATACCGGGGGAGTCGACATAGATGGTGTGGGTCCAGGCGCCAGATGGGGTCACTCCAGCACCCGGAGCCAACACCTCAACATTGACAGCACCAGCCTGGTCTGTCCGAACAGTATGCTCTCGCATGCCAACTGTTACCCCGTTGACGGTCGCCGTAGCACCGACGACGTCAGGAATGATTCGGACGATTGCCCGACCCTTTTCTCCTCCCGGGATGGTCCCGGTTAAAGTGCAGTATGGGGCTGCCATTGTTTAGCCTCCTACGGCTGTTCTGCGCGATCAAGCATCGCGTTTACTCGAGTGTTTGTGTCGGGACCATAGACGCCATCGACCTCAGAACCGACAGCGCGCTGGACGTTCTCGACGGTCTCATCGTGGGCTTCCTCGGATGCCTCGCCCCAGATGCCGTCCTGCTCAGTTCCGACGACGGACTGAGTGAACTTGACGCCGAAGGGGAAGGTCTTCCCGCCCCACGAGGAGGCACAGGACAGCGCATAGCACCGAGAACGGGTGTTCGGGCCGGCGACATTGTCGGGGTTCGCCCGAACGGCCCGCTGCAAGGCGCGGATATCAGCAGGACCGGACTTGGCTCCTCCGTCAGAGTAAGCGGGGCGAATTACATAGGCGATCGACTCGCTGCGGACACGCCGCCATACGCCATTACCGGCACCCTGAGATCCCCAATCGCCGGACGAGGTGTTGCCCTCGATAGTCTGGAGCGTACCGCCTCCAAGATTCTTCTCGACGAAGCCCACGTGGTCTGTTCCGCCGCCGTCCCAGTTGAAGATGAGGACATCTCCTGGCTGGGCGTCGTAAACCGACACGAAGTAAGCTGTGGGGTGCTCACGGACCTTGTTAACGGTATAATCTGTGTTGAAAGAGAACCCGCCAATAGCGTCAATCTGCCCGCACTCGTCCAGGCACATGCTAACGAAGAGCATGCACCACCACACAGAGTCGGACGGTCCAGCAAGCCACTGCTGACCAGATCGTGCGGCCCAGTAGCGACCGGCTTCGGATCCTGGCTGTGGGTCATCTGGAGCATAGTATCCAATCCTCGCCGCAGCTCGAGCGAGGACCTGCTGTGCAACGCTCACTGCATCACCTCAGTAGTCTGGGACACGTGAATGTCCTTGTCTTCCATAGGGTCAGTGCCGATGTGAGCCTGCGGGGCGAATGCCTCGTCAGGGAACTCTTCGTGCTTTCCCATAATCATCCCTTCGAGCCAAGCGCTTGCCGCCTAGCTCTGTTCAAATCCCGGTTCCTTGACAGGATGTCGGACCGGGACATCTTCTTCTCGGGCTGACTCTTCTCATTGCAGACTCGAATCAGCGTTAGTAGACGGCTCAGATGCCAGGTCTCGCACTCAAATGGGATCTGGCAAGCAATCATCCAGTAGTAGATCAGCTCTGAAGATGTGTACTCTCCAGAACCATCCTTGTCACCCTTCTTGACGAAGGTGGTTGCCGTCTTTGTGTCGGCCATGTAGTTGCTTACACGTTCGATTTCACTGGCGGGAAGCCTATCCAGAAGCTCACGATCGTATTCCTCATCGGTGATCATGCACTCGATGTAGAGGAGCATCTCCTCTGGCGAGACATCTTCATTACCGATAAGGTGTTTATGGGTGATTGACTCCCATTTTGACAGTGCGATCAGGTTGTGCTCCAGGTGTAGTTCTCCGCCGGGCAGGGAGACGAATGATTGTGTCTCCTCGTCAAACCCCTCAACCTCGGGGATAGAAACTATAAGCATTGCAGGCACCGAGGGCCCAGGAGTCTAGGTCTCTGAGCCCCCGGTGTAGTCATCAGCCTGCGAAGTGGGCCTTGATCTCGTCGGGAAGGAGCAGCTTGGGCTCGGAGGCCTGCTGCCCGCCCTGAGCGTCGGCACCGAACAGCTTGGCCTCGAGGGTCTTCAGCTTGGTGGGGTCGACATCCAGCGACGAGATGGTCAGAAGCGAAGTGGGCTTGGCACCGCTCACATTGACGGGCGTGGTCGAGATCTCCCAAGAGAACGAGATCGCCTCAGGGGAGTCATTGACCGTCTTGTAGCCCTTCTCGGAGGGAGAAGCCTTGCAGCCGTACAGGACGTGCAGCTTGTAGCCACGGTCCTGACCTGCAACGTCGTCGCCGATCTTGGTACGGTACACCAGACCGAAGGCGACACGGTCCTGCTGACCGATCTTAACACCCTTGGCCAGCTCAGCGGAGCCGTCACAAACCTCGAACTCGTCGGGGTAGGTGTAAGCCTCGATCGTACCCTTCAGCTTCTCGGCAGAGAGCAGCGACAGGTACAGGATGTTGTCAGCGTAAAGGTCAGTAGCCTCGGCGCCCTCAGGCTTCTCAGAGATGGCGGTGATACCATTCCAAGCAACGCCCTTGCCGTAGGTCTTGGTGGACGGGTCATACACATACAGCGCGCAGTGGTCGACACCAGTCTCAATACGGCGCTCGCCAGTCTTGTCCCAGACAAGTGCAGCCATGTTATCTCCTAGTAATAGACATCGAAGATGTCGTGATAGAGGTTATCGGTCACCTGTCGAGTCATATGGCGACTGAACAGGAGATCTTCGAGTTTGGTCCTAGTCGGGTCCTCGGGATGGCGGGCAATCAGGGTCACCTGAAACCGGTTCGCCTTGATGTACTTCTGGTTGTCAGCATACATCGGATCGCCCGGGTTTCTCTCGTAGATGATGCATGGATACGAGAGCTTGATTGACGGGAGTGGCTGATAATAGACATTCTCAGACCCGAGGATCTCTACCAGCTTCTCATGGAGAGCTAGGCGTCGGTCCATTATACACCCCCGTCATCTCGAGAACCAGCCGGGGGAACTTCAGTTCGACATATGAGACTTTCCAAAGTCCCCCCAGCCAGCGAACGTACCTGAGATTCTGGACGTTATCCGTGATGTAGCCGTCAGCAATGACACTGATCTGGTTACTCAGGTTGATTGATCCAAGAATCTCATCGCTGCCACTAAAGCGACGTGCTTCGCGGAAGATGTCGCCATAGTACTGCTTCTCGATGATCTTGTCTTCCCAAATTCCCGGCGAAGTTTGGACCTGCGTAGCGAATCCTATGTCACCGAAGAATTTGGCCATCTATCACGGCTCCGGAACGACGTTCCCGTCCTCGGTCTTCCGCTCGACGATGATCGCAGACTTCGGGTGAGTCAGCGCACCGGAGAGACGGGTCTCCAGGAGGTAGTGGTACTGGTTGAAGCTGATGTCAAAGTCCTCAGCCGCGAACAGCTGGCCGCCCTTATCGGCGCCCACCGTATAATCGGTCATGTTGACGATGATACCCAGAGCGTCAACAGTGCCGTTCTTGGTGGAGGTGCGCTGCAGGCCATTCATCAGCGGGACCTTGACAATCTTCGAGACGCCGACGTAGTCAGCAAGCTCGGAGACGCTTCGGAACAGACGGTGACCCATCTTGTCCTTCAGCAGAAGGATCTCAGTGACCATGTGAGGCTCAGCGAACCAGGTCGGGTTACCGGCGCCGTCGTAGTCGTCCATAGCGCGGACGATAGAGTCCAGGACGTCCTCGGTGGTGGTGGCCTTGGCAAGGACGACACGCGGAGCGTACAGCGAGTCCTCCTTGTAGATGGGGCGGATGCAGTCCTCCTTGATCTTGTCCTTGGAGGAAGCCTGACGACCATCGCCGATGAGGATGGCTCGACCGAGCTCCTCCTCGATCATGATCTTCATCTCTCCACGGATCCAGGACACGACGTCAAAGTCGGTGATGTCAAGGATGTCGTCACGGTCCAGGCGCTGCTTCTTGTAGATGGTGGTCGGCGAGGTGACACGCTGCAGAAGCGTGAAGACCTCGTCTTCCTTCTTATTGCCCTTCATGTAACCCTTGGCACGGGCCTCGTCAGCGGTGATGTCCGCGAAGCGGGTGCGAATGCGGGAGAAGGGCGAGTGCTTGGCACCCCCGACAACAGCGTTGACCCAATCGGTCTTACGCTTGATGAATTCCGGGGTGTTCCACAGATCCTTCGCCTCGGGGAAGAGGGTCTCAATCTGCTTGATGCCATAGGCGTCAGCGTGAGCCAGGATGGCCTGCTTCAGGGAGCCACCAGAACGGGCATCCTCGAAGATGGTCTCAACCTGGGCGTGGGTCAGAACCGGGAGCTCCTGGGTGTCAGCGGAGCCCTCGAACACATTCTTGTGAGCCAAGTCGTCTTCCTCAGTAGTAGTGTCGGAATGGGCGGTGTCATCGACCTCTTCGGTCTTAGACTCCTCCGCCTCCTCGTCCACGGAATCAACCAGCTGTCCGACGATGGCATAAACCGCCGTCTTCTGCTCCTCGGTCATTCCGTCGAAGATCTCCCCAAGAGTGGGGTCGTCCTCGTCGCCCTCAGCATTGGCCTCAGGCTCCTCCTCAGCGTGCTCGACGTCGTCCGTCTCCTCCGCCTCGAAGTCCTCATCCTCATCGCCGTGGAAAACGAAGTCGAGATCCTCGTCAGTGTAGATCACAGCCGCGATCTCCTCTCCGTCGTCACCATGCTCGATGGAGACTTGGTCAATGAGCGCGCCAGGGTTGGCGCCACGAAGCACCAGGCTGACCTCGACGAGCTCACCGTGGACAACGTCATTGCCCTTGGCCCGAACATGGGTCGCATAGATGCTCATCGCCTTTACGTCACCGTTTCGGACCATCTCTCGAGCAGTCCGCCCACGGTCGGTGTTGTTCAGATGGGCGTAGGCGTAAACCCCATCCTCACGAACCTCAAGGTCGGCATGGCCGAGGACGTTCTCAACATCCCCATGCTTGTGCTGCCAGACCAGAGGTACGGTCTTCCCGTCATACGCCGCAAATGCGCCATGCCGGATTATCTTGTTATCCGAGCACCGAACATCGTTCTTGGTGGCGTAGCCGGAGAAGTCGCACTTAACTGCCATTTTGACTACTCTCCATCAGTTCGGAAATTGGGACATCGGCAGCTGGGATCTCCTCGATAGGCTCTTCGCCTGTCGGCTCCATCTCGGTTGCCGGATTGATGTTGGAGTTCACCAACTGGTCTGCCGTCTCTTCCTCCGATTGTGGCCAGCCGAACTTCGGGCGAAGCTCATTGGCTGTACCGATCTCGTTGCGCTTAACGGAGTCGACCAGCGTGGACATCTCCTCGAGCGGGACGTTGAGGAACGGATCCTCGATCGCCATGATCCGCTGCTTCTGCGTTCGGGCAGTCTTCGTGAGGAATGTCCGGGTGAGGGCATCAGTGACCGCCTTCAGAACTGGGCGAACCGTGCGGTTCTGGTAGTTCAGCATCTGACGAGCGTCAGCCTTGCCTGTGAAGACGTCTTCAGTCATTCCGAGCTGGTTGTACAGCTGCGTGGTGAGCCACTGGATCTGGCTCATGAGGTTGTTCTCGGACGGTCGGTTCAGTTGGGTAATTCGCTCCGCACCATCAGTGTAAGCGATACCGTACTGAGAACCGGCGAGCTGTTCCTCAATTGCCTTTCGCCTGGCTTCTGCCTGTTGCTTCTTCAACTCAGTCTTGACAACGTACGGAAGCTGAATGATGATATCCAGCTTTCCGGATCCAGACTGCTTGTCGATGGCGTCCAGCAGATGCAGCTTCTGAGTGAGTCGCTGCAGAGTGGAGTTCGGAGCGTTCATGACACTGTACAGAGGATTCTGCACAACAGCCACGAATTCCTTCTCCAAAGTGAGCTGTTCTCGCTGTCCAGTTCGGTCGTTGTAGACCTCTACCCGGACGTGGCGCGGATACCAGTTGAGAATTGTACCAACACGCATGGACTTGATGTCGTAGCCCTGAGTCATGTCGGGGCTGACATCTGTGTCCACGGGAACAATCGCTACAGCGCCCTCCTCGAACAGAGACAGCACGAGATCCTGGAAGAATCCCTGGCCGGTCTGGTCGATGTTAGCACTCAGAGAGAGGCAGTCGTCGAGATAGCTACGATAGTAGCTCTTGAGGTTGCCGTTCTCGTCCGTCTTCACGTGGCGAATCGGAACATTCGAGACATCGATAGCGATCTGGTTGTAGATGCTAGTGACGATGGTCTGATCGCCGACGACAGGACGGTAATTCAGGTTCGGATTCCCAAAGGTCCACGATCCGTACTCAGGCGTGAAGTTCTTCTTGTCCGGAGACCTTGTAAACGCATTCCAGGCGTGGCTCAATCGATCACTAAGACCCATTTCACCTCCTCGCTCATTCGAATGCCTCCTTGTTATTCTTGTATGCCACGAAGGCATCCATCAGAGCAGCCACTGAGTCGATCTTCTCTTCGGTTCTCTTCTTCAGCAGCTTCCGGTTTCCGTTGGTATCCTCGAGGGTGACGCAGTTCCCCATAGTGAAGGCCATGAGTTTCTGGTCGAAGATGAGGAGGCGCTCCGAGGCCAGCTTCTTCAGCTCGCCGAGGGGGACCGATTCAGTTCGGGCTCCCTGGATTACCTTCTCCACACCATACGGACCGTTCTCCTGCTCCCAGCGAGTCACGAACTCCTTGGCGTTATAAGGGTCGAACCCGAACGCCGAGACATCGTACTTCTGGTCAGCGATGTGCTGATCCAGATCTTCGTAGACCTCCATCATATCAAGAACAGTTCCCTCCATGACTCGGAGGGTTCCTTCTTGCATGAATTCATCGTACTTCTGACGCAAGGCTCCAGGCAACTTCATGAGCGTCAGCTCGGAGATGTATGCCAAGGTCTTCACGCCGAAAGCTTGATTCCGGAGTGGGAACAGGAAGGTGAACGCACAGAAGTCATCGCCCTGAGACAGGTCAGCGCCCATGGCGCACTGCATGTTCCAGAACGTATTCTTCCTGTGCGGGAGTGTCTCCTCGTAGGTGAAGAAGTAGGTGTATCCCTCCATGGGGATTCCGAACCTCTTTGCGAGGATGTCATTTCGAGCAGCTGGTGCTTGTTCCATTCGCTCGACGTCCTGCTGGTACCGATCATAGGACACAGTGATGCCAATGTTCGGCTGAGCTTTCACCCACATAGCAGGATCTGCTACTTCCTTGATGTCATCAAGTCTGTAGTAGAAGATTGAGATGTGAGGGGCGACGTATTCGCCCTTCAGGATTTTGAGCAACTCCATCTTCATGGTGTCACCCACCGCATTGCGAATGGTTCCCTCGGAGGAGACGGCCAGAATGACCGGATCGTCAACCTTCGAGGCTCCCTGCTCGAGCGCACCAACCACGTCTTCTCGAATGTCCCCTGAGAGCCATTCATCAACTGTGCAAACCTTCGGGCGCAGGCCCTGGAGCTTATCGATAGACATGGGGCGGACTTCAAGCAGGGAGCCCGTCAGGAAGTTTTCAACGCCCTTCTTCGTAGCAACCAGCTTCTGGCGGTTAGCTCTCGCACCAGTTGTATTTTGAAGGGATCCCTCGGTGAGGAACTTGTACAGCGGACCTCGGGCGCGGGTGATAGCGGTCCGGAATGGACCCATCACCTCTTCGGCCTGCTTCATGGTCGGAGCCGTAGCGATCTGATGCGTAGTTGTAGTGTCAATCACCATGAAGTAGTTCTGGACGAGAGACATATACATCGACTTCGCTGCTCCACGAGCAACGATCAGATACTGCTTGATCGTAAGGCGCTTCTTTACTGTTTTGGTCTCGTATCGACCGCCTACTCCGTCCTCGTAGGGGACGAAGACCTGACGATCCTCGAAATAGTACCAGCCAAGTAGCTGTTCGGCCCAGAGCTTGAAGCTGTCGAGTAGATGGAGGTCGGCTCCGTCGGACAGCGTGAGCTCATTCTCACAGTATGCGATGAATCCTTCGACGGCTTGGTCGTCGTAGTAATACTCAGGGTTCGCTATGAGCGAATCGATTCGATTCATCTCACAGGAGATCTCTTCACATACTGGAATCTCGCCTCGGATGACTGAATCCCGGAACTGTCCGTAGTATTTTGGTACTGCGGTGTTCGAGAGCATTACTTCAGCGGACTCCCCGGATTACGAGGACGACGCTTCGGCTTTGGCGAGGGCTTAGTCTGCCTGTACGACTTGGGTTTCTCGATCGGCTTCGGCTTTGGCTTAGGTTTGGCCTTGGGTTGATTGAAAGCTACATCGTATGCTTCCTTGACTGCCTGGTGCGCGTCCTCCGCAGCTTCAGCAGCCTTCTTGGCCTTCTTCTGTGCCGACTTGGACCCGGCCACAGCATCAGCCTTTGCAGCCTTGGCGGCTAGTCCTCCGTCGAAGGCGTTATCAAACGCCGATCGGAGGAGCTTGTTCCCTGCATAGGTTCCAGCCTTGGTGATAGACCCTTCGAGGATCTGCCGAGTGACCTCACGACCTCGAACCAGGTGGCGATCGGCCTTGAGCTCCCGATAGCGTTTCTCTTGCTCCAACCTGGAGATTCGGGTCTTGAGCTCGGAGTCGCTGATCTTCTTGTAGCTCCGGTTTCCAAACTTCTTACGAGCCTTTACCTCGGCCACCTTGGCTTTACGATTTGCTCGGGCCTTTTGGACCTTTGCTACACCAGTCTTAGTGGCACTGACAGTTCCTGATACGGTTCGTGCGGTTCCACGCCCAGCTTTTCTCAGCGCATTAGCTGTGGCCTTGCGCCCGGCGGAAGCCTTCTTGGTGATGACCCCCCAATGCATGCCTTTTACGCCATGGTGGGCTAGGACTTCCCCTCCGTCTGGTAGATCAGTCTCCATGCTGCCTCCTCGATCAGCTTCTGGTATGCCGTGACCAAGAAGGAGTTTCCTGGCGGGTCGAACATGAGCCGGACCTTGAGTGAGATGTACGACTTGATGGCCGCTTCGTCGTTCACGTCCGGAAAGACAGACCACTGAGATTCCTTCTCAATGATCCCGAGGCATTTTGGCCCCAATTGTGCGAGATCCATCCGTGCGGAGTTGATGTACATCAGGATCTGGTCGTCGAAGGCATCATATCCCGGGACAATGCCGAGTGCCTTCTTTACGTCTTCAAGAATCGTTCCCATTAGATCCTCCAGGGAGCTTGATCGTTGGGTTGACGCTCAACAACTCGTGGTGTCAACCTCGATCGGTCTCCGAAGTGTATCGCGTTGTGGGTATTCTTGGTTGTCGTGATGAGAAACTCTGGCTCAAGGATGTCTGGATTGAAATTCTCGAGATCCTCGGGCTGGATTGGGTTCATGTGGTGGATCAGCGGCATGTACTTGATGTCCAGACCTTCGATTCCGAGATCACAGGCTTCATCCCGAGCCAGAACAAAGTTCCTGACCTTCTTCCACTCGGTTGATGAGTAGAATCTTTGGTTCAGGTATCGATCAAAGCCAAACGTCGAGGTTCCGATTCGCCCATCGAGGGATAGGTAGTCGAAACGCTCCTCGAATGTCTCGAGTCGAGACAGATCAGAGTACGTCCGTAACATCTCCCGCTCCAGAGTATGTACGGAAGGCTTCGATAGCTTCCTTGGCAATCTTCTCAGCTTGCTCTGCACTCACGAGCGCAGTCTTCTTCGCCTCAAGGAGCGCCGTTTCGTTTCTCAGCTTCTCAACCTCGAGCTGTTCTCTTGTGGAGGCAAGCTTGAGGTAGTGGTTCACCGTGGTTGCCGGTGCAGTCCCCTCTCGAAGCTGCTTCTCAGCGAGCTCAAGCGCCAGATTGATCATCTGCGCCTCTCGTTGTTCCACAGTTCGAGCTGGTTTCGAGGGGGTTGAGGCCCTTTTACCCATAGTTGCTCCTTAGATAGAGGGCGTTTGGGGCCAATTAGGGACTAGATTCTAGGGCCCGATGTGAGCGAGACCAGCAGGAAGAAAGGAGCACACAAAAACTTCCTGTGAGCCCTAGAACCTAGACCCCAATTGGCTTTCCAAATATCCCTCCGGGGAAAATAT